GTGGGGAGGAAAGCCTGACATTATTGATTTTATAATCACATTGACTGGAGTATTTATTGGATTTGGATTTAAATTTTGGATATTATGATAAAGAAGATTTATGACTCTTGGTTTACCAATGCATTATTTGCAACAGGTGCCGTACTTATGGGGTTGTATGGGGATTTCGCTCTTATACCTTCAGATATTTGTTATGGTGTATTCTTAGGAGCTGCCGGTTCATTTCTTGGTGAGGTAATAAAGAAGTTGACTCTTAAGAGAGATTGGACATCTAAGGGTATGATTATAGGAGCCCCAATCGGAGCTATAGCAGGTATGGGTGTGTGTCTTGTGTAAATATAAATAAACATCGCGGTTTGTGTGCGTTTGTTTTAAAATAAATCAAAATGGTTAAAATAGAAGATAATTTATATAATTCGAACTTCCCGCAACAGAAGCTGCCGCTTAAAAAGAAGACAGAGCAGTGGCAACATGATTGTGTGGATTATATCATAGGAGAAGGAAATGTAGTATCCGGTGGTATGAGTAAGACTAGGTTCGGAGAGATACAAACCTATTATAACCTTTATAATTCAATATTCGATGAGAAAGATTTTAAACGTATCACAAACCCGTTTAAAGTCGAAGATGGATTTCCAGCAACACCTCAAGATTTCAATATAATAAGGCCTAAGGTAGACCTCCTTATAGGTGAAGAGACAAAGAGGCCGATGAACTTCAGAGTAGTTAGGACATCCTAGGAAGCTGCTTCAGAACTCATGGATAAAGAAAAAGAGATGCTTATGTAGTACATGATGGCTGCAGTAACATCTAAAATGGGAGAAGAAGAAGCTGCTCAATTTTAGCAATAGTTGTAGTCTGGGGAGATAATGCCTCCAGAAGGTATTGCTAAATACATGCAGAAGGATTATAAAGACGTTATAGAGAATACAGCATATCATACACTTACATATCTTAGAGAAAAGTTAAACTTAGATAATGAGTTTATTAAAGGTTGGAAAGACGCTCTTATATCTGGTACAGAGATATATTATGTGGGTGTACTCAACGACGAACCTTATTTGGAGAGAGTAAATCCAGTCTTCTTTTCTTACGATCAATCTCCAGATTTAGAGTTTATAGAAGATGCTTCATGGTGCTGTAGAAGAATGAGGTTACCGGTAGCAGAAGTATACGATAGGTATTACAACAAGCTCAGTGAAAAAGATTTAAACAAGCTTCAAGAAATGCTAACTGGTAGACCTTCTAACGATATGGGTGACAAAGATAAGACGGATAACTTTGGTATACAAATGCATATTTATGACAACCCCATATTCGATCAGAAGACTCGTCATAATATAAATGTATGGCATTGCTGCTGGAAATCATTTAAAAAGATATACTACGTTACGTATTTGGATGAATCCGGTACTCCTCAAATAGATATAGTAGACGAATCTTATAAAAAGAATGGTACAGAGGTAGACGTCACTCCTGACTGGATTGTAGAAGTATGGGAAGGCTATAGAGCGGGTTCTGACTTATACTTCGGCATACAGCCTATTGAGTATCAGCATGTTTCAATTGATAATCCCAATTCTCAAAAGCTTCCATATACAGGAGCAATTTATAGCAACACTAATAGCAAACCAAGATCCCTTGTTAGTATACTCAAACCTCTTCAATATATGTATATTGTGCTTTGGTATAGGCTTGAACTCGCTATTGCGAGAGATAAGGGAAAGGTAGTGAACATGGATATTACTTAGATACCTAAGTCCATGAATATAACTCCAGATCGTTGGATGCATTATTTGTCTAGTGTTGGTGTAAACTTTATTAATCCGTATGAAGAAGGTTGGAATGTTCCTGGACGAGAGGGAGGCAAACCTGCTACATTCAATTAGATTACGTCGTTAGATTTGACTATGTCTAATGTAATCGCTGAATATATTCAGTTGATGGACAAGATAGAACAGCTCGCAGGAACTATATCTGGTATTACAGAACAGCGTGAAGGTGCTATTAGTTCTAACGAACTTGTAGGAAACGTAGAGAGGTCAGTAGTACAGTCTTCACATATCACAGAACCTTTGTTCTGGGTGCATAATCAATGTAAGCGCCACGCCCTTAATATGCTGCTAGATACAGCCAAAGGTGCATGGTCTTAGACAGGCAAAAAGAAGTTAAGTTATGTCTTCGATAATGGAGAACGTGCATATCTCGATATTGCAGATAAATTCTATTACGAGGATATGGACGTGTTTGTGAGCGACACTTCTAAAGACATGGAGAATATACAAAAACTACAACAGCTTATTCAACCAGCTATGTAGAATGGAGCCAGCCTCTTAGAAGCAGCTGAAGTACTTACAAACGATAACTTCAATATTATTAAGCAGAAGCTTCAAGAGATGTAGCAACGTCAGGAAGATCAGATACGTCAGCAACAGCAGGCAGAACAAGAGCAGGCTGTGCAACTGCAACAGATGCAGAATGAACAGCGACAGCAAGAGCTCATGCTTGAAGAAGCCAAGATGGAGCTTGAACGTTATAAGATTGATGCTGATAACCAGACCAAGATTGCAGTAGCTGAAATTAGTGCATATCGTGGTACAGAAGAGAAAGATGCTAATAACAACGGCATACCCGATCCTATGGAGATAGCTAAGGATGCTACACAATAGCGTAAGATTGCATCTGACGAGTATACTAAGCGTTATGAAGCACGTCAAAAGAGAGAGATAGAAGATCAGAAGATTCAGCTTGAAGAGAAGCGTATGAAGCACGAGATGGAGCTACAAAAGCAGAAGGATAAAGCTGCTGAAGAAAGAGAACGCATCAAGGCTAGAGCTGCTATCAGGAATAAAGTAAGCGGGGAGAAGTAATTATGAATAAGATTAAATACTATTATAATGTTGCTTTCGTTTCTTCTTTTAAATGGCTTTATAATCATTGCAATTTGTTCAAACGGTTTGTTTAGAAACGAGCAAAGAAACAAGGCGAGATAAATCTTCTTATCTTAGAGTTGCTTATGGCTAAAGAACCAATCGACGTTGATTATTGGTGTGATCGTTTATCTAAAATCAAGAAGTCATGACATACTCTGAAGAACAAGAGCTTCTATAGCTTACTAGAGAGAACAATCAATTATTAAAACTTATACTAA